CGTTTTCTTAACCATATCCATGAGTTTATCACACATTTTCATTTCATCCTTAACTTCCTCGTATTTCCCCCAGAACCCGGTCGTAGATATTTGGTGTATGAGAACGTGTGCATTTTTACCAATACGCCTTTCGTGTCCGCCTAAAAGGAGGAACGTTGCTGCTGAACCACACTCACCTTGTGCGATCGTGATAACCTTAACGCGTGATTTTTCGAGTATGTTCATTGCACTTAGACCCGCGAACAAATCGCCTCCTCCGCTACACACGTGTACGCGTATAACAGGTTCATAGCCTATAAATTCCGCTTTTTGTTTAAGAAGTTTAATTTCGAGTTTCTTAAACTCTTCTATGAAGTCGAGTATATCGTCGTCTGTGATTTCTCCGTAATATAGAATTTCGTTACCAATAACGCGGGTGATTTTAAATTCCTCATCCTCCGTGTTAGTGGCAGACATGTTTTTATTTTATTTTGTAATTTCTTCTTTAATCAATTTTTTTATTTTGGTAACTTCACGTTGTTTAAGTTTGTTTTGTATGCCTAGGTGGTTCATTACATCAAAATCTTGGGGTGTTAAGTTATATTCTTTAAATTTGGAAACGTCACCTTTTTTTGCATATTCGCGTAAAACCATAAACGTTTGGTGATTCATATATGTTTTTGAACGACTTTGTATGCTATGAATTTTTTGGTATCGCATTTTTTGGTTACCGAATTTTGTCCAGAATTTACCGGGTCGAATTGTTTCCGTGTTAATTGATTTTGTAAAATACATACGTGGTATCTTTACGGCGTGTAATGTAAAATATGGCATAATGTCCCATTCACCTTTATATATTTCCTCGTCAAATAGATCTGCATTGGTAAGTGATGTTGCAACTTTATCGAAATTGTCTTCTATTACATCGGGGAAGTTTTCCTGTACGACTGCCCATATATGTCCATGTTCATGAAGTGAGTTTGATATATCTATATCATCACCTTTACATAGAATATTATTTACAATTTCTTTAGGTGATTCGAATATATCCTTTTCATATGGAAAGTCTAGGTAATAGTAAAAATTGTGAATATTCCCTTTACACATTTTCGAAGATAAAATCGCGTTTGGGTGTGTAGGTTTTAGTTTTATTATAGAATCTGGTTCGAGTTTATTTAAAATTATGGTAACGAAATTATCCATGAAATAGACATTTTTTGATGTTACGATAAGTTGTTTTTTTGTAATTTTTTTTCCTTCGGAAACACTTTCTATTATATTTTTATAAACGTGTGTATCTGATTCGTAATCTTCTATATAAACGTGTTTATTTGAATGGCGTATCGTATCTAAAAATACATCCTTTTTACGAAGTGTTTCTTCCCATAATTCTATACTATTTGTTTCGTCGAATATTTGATTCAGGATAAATGTTTTCCCGTATCCAGAGGATCCGCATATAAAAACGTTTTGATTTTGATCCAAATATTGTTTTATTAGATTTATCTCTTTATCACGAAGCGAAATTTTACATTTGTTTTTTTGTTTTTTTATAGTAACAAAGGAATCCATGTCTGAAGAAGAAGATATTACTAACCAGGCTTTAGATTATGTTTTAAACAACGATTCACTTCAAAAACGTGTATTAGATCCTTTAAAAAGAAAAATACTTCCTTATATATTGTGCATTGGTTTCTTTAACTTAACACTTTTTATAATGGTGGCATATCTTGCGAATCGTTTATCGGTTATTCTGTAACAATTTCTTTTAATTGACTACTCCTTTTTGCCATTTCCTTTTCTATTTCTTTTAATTCAATATTATCCTCGTCGTAACTTAACTTTTTTAGACCTTTATCCAAAACTATTTTATATGGGCTTATCCTATGAATTTCGAGGATTTCTGGTGTATTTATACCTGGCTCACCAGGTAAATCTTTTTCGAATTTTTTGAGTATATTACTCGGAACTGGAGGTACTTCCTTAACGAGATTATCATACCTTTTATGGTACATTCGTACCATCTTTTTACCATGATCCGATCTTTCGTCAGGTGGTAACGAAAGTTCGAGTCTAATTTCACGCGAAAATTTCCCCCACTCTTGGGAACCAATGTTGTGTCTTTCCATGAGTTCGTTTATTTTTAAAAATTGCATGACGGTCGCTAAGAGGCCTGATATAATGTTAATACCACCAATCATTGCTGGAACACTCGCTTGTATAGATGCTGGGAATTGGTGTTGAGCAAAGTTAGCCGTACCTGTTATTGTTGAAAAGAAAATGATAGGTAATTGGAATAACATACTTAGATTTTTATACAGGAGGTATGCTCTAAAATTCATGTACCTGTAACAAGTCGCTGCTTCTCCCCAATCCTGTAAGATTTTTTCGTTTTCCCTGCTCCATATTTTTGGACCATCTATCATTTCGTGAGTTATTTCATTTTTTTCTTTTTTGTTGTCACCTGTATCAGAGTTGTTAGTATTATTATCTTCACTCATACTAATAGATATGAATATTATATTTTTTATTCACTTGATTTTTTTTATTACAATGTTGGTCGTTCCATTTATGAAAAACAAACAAAACCTCGAGTTTTATTCGATACTTGTACCCTTTATATTTTTTCACTGGTCCGTTAATGACGATACGTGTGCATTAACGCAGATGGAAATGGCAATAACTGGTAATGATAAGGATGAAACGTTTTTTGGTCGAGTTATGGGTCCTATTTATAAAATGGATGACACAGATGCGAATAATCTTTTGAAAACACTTTTATTTGCGTTATGGGCATTAGTTCAATTTAGGCTTGGGAGGGTAGATCTCAGTCCATTGTATTCTAAAAAATAACTTCTTAGTAATTATAAATGAAGATTAAGACAAAGCAAAAATTGTTAATAGTTGCTTTAGCGATACTTATTGTACTCATAATTTATCAATTACAAAATCCTATAGTGGTTAAAAAAGAAGTTCCAGTTAGAGTCCCTGTTCGTGTTCCAGTACAGATACCTGTTGAAAAGGAATATAGAGCACCACCAATAAAGCAGTATAAACCTGGTCATGTTCAACAAATGGGTGTTCTCGTTGGTCCAGATGACGAGACATTACCTTTGTATGGTAAAGAGGTTCGAGGTAGGCGTGATAGGTATAACTATTATACGACAACACCCGGTGATCAAATGTATTCGCTCCCAATAACACATGATTCCAGAGATTGTATGGACGATATTGGGTGTGGTGAATTTTACGGTAATGAAGCCGTTTCGGTTCTAGGACAAACGGGTTCATTTCAGGCTAAACTGTATAGAACGGATAACTTTTTTTAAATAAAAATATATATAAATAATAAATAATACAATGCTTCATCTTTTATTCAAATTGGATAAAATTGCTATGCTTGCTTCGCTCATAGTCATATGCGTTTCGCAATCTACCAGGTGGGGTATATGTGGTAAATTGACCCCTGATATTGATAAGATCAAAAATAATGAGAAGTGTAAAAAGGCGACTATATCTGATGCAATTATTACGACTACATGTTGTTTATGTTGTTGGTTTATTGCACCAAAACTTGCACCACCATCTCCTACTAATTTTCTTTAAATTTTCTTGGTTAATATAAATGAGAATCGATTCATTAAAATCTGAAGCTAAGAGACTTGGTCTTCGTGTAACTAAAAAGGTAAAAGGTAAGCGCGTACCCTTGACAGAAAAGGAATTGAGTTTGAAAATTCAAAGACGACAGGCGCCAGCTTTGGAAATTCAAGTTCGAGAAACGAAAAAGCTTTTACGAGCGTGTAGATCAATATTTAAAACGATGGATGCACCTGTTCGCGTTCCTAAACCTAAAACCCCTGTTAGAAAACCATCTACACCACTTCCTATTAGACGTGTGCCAGCTCCACCCCAAATACCACCAGCACCACCAGTTCCACCACGTCCCATGAAACGAAACATTCGCGCGAATTTGATGACTGCTTTGAAAGCCAATCTTGAAAAACGCGGTCTTAGAAAAAAATTAAACCAAATTTCTTAGTCATTGTCTTTTTAGCACTTACCAAATCGGGTTGACTCCAAAGAAGCCATCTCGACCAAAACCCCGCGGTATAAAAACCTGTTTTACCCCAGTTTTCTTTATCGCTTCTTATAACATCGAGCATGTTTGTGTGAATGAGTTTAGGATCAGTTTGTTTTTGAACCATATACGGAACGAATCCACCGTGTCGCGTTACGTAAGAACGCATTCGCACAGGATCCTTATGTATTGTATAGTCCGAGTATCCTCTTGCACCAAAGTCAACGTAACGTCCGTTTTCGAACGTTACGCGGAACTTTTTATCGATCCTTGGACTCTTTTTTAAATGAACTCGTATCATTTATTATATAGTTATAAATTATTTTTAAAAAAGTCCTCTTCTTGTTTTATTTAATCTACCTCCAGCAACTGTTCTTCCTACCGTTCTTGAACTTGTTTTTTTCTCTTGTTGAACAGATGAAAGACCGGGTGTTCTTCCTTGGTATACGGTACTGTTTGTAGCTCTACTAGGTGTAGATGGGACTCTTGAAAATCCGTCTAAATTGTATATAATAATTTCGTTATTTTTGCTCATATCTAAAATAATTTTAGGCATTTTACCTACAATATTATGTACCATAAACGCGTACAATAATGATAACGAACCGTCGTTTGTACCTAAACATAATTTATCTTTTATATCTTGACTCGAGTTTTTATAATGTTCAATTAGAGATACGTTATACAATACTTGTGTAAAATCACCCATAAATTTTGAAATGGCTGTTTCTGTAGTGTTTGCGTTATTTTTTCTAGTACCAACTGGTATGTCATGTCCATTTATATCGCATGTATAAGTATTGTTTTTATCGTCGAATCCCATTTTTACATTCATTTTATTATTAATATTAAAAGTCATTAATTGGAGACACCATTTAGCTGATGAAGATGGATCCTTAGATACGATCGTTGGTGCAAAAAATTTCAATCCTCTTTGTAAATAACCACTACCGGGGTCTGTTAAACTACCTACTGTAAATAATGGTTTTAATAGTCTCTTTTTATTTTTCTTTGAGTTAGATATTATTGATGAGATAGAACTTCCAACACCTGAAGCTGTACCTATAGTGGAAGATCTTTCTGCATCTAACGTGATATATAAACTTTTGGTAATATCTAAATTGCTGGCTGTTATTTGTTGTTTTGACCAGTCGTTAACACCGAATACTCCTTCAAGATTTGTTTTTATAGCTGTTTCAAATCCTTTTTTAGCACTAATATTAGTATTAGTTTTATTATTGTTAATAGTAGTTGTTATTTTCATAATATTGTTCATCATGGTAGTAATTTTAAATTTTGGTATTTGATTACCAATTAATATTTTTGCAATATCACTGTTTAAAAATGTTTTGAAAGAATTACCTGTATACGTTCCATCGTGTACCATATCTAAATAAACTAAAAATAGAAAATTTAGATTAAAATCTTTATTTGAAGATTTTAAATCAATGTTGGGTTTAGAAAACTTTATATGTTTTGTATCTGAACTTATATGATTAACTTGTTTTTTCATAAGTGTAAATTGGTTATTTACGGTTTTTGCATTTTTAAAAACGTTTTGTGTATGTGTGTTTGGTACTATTCCTTTATTACTCTCGTATAAATAACTGAGTCCTCTCGCAACATTTTTGTTTTTTTGATTAGTAAAATTATTAATTCTAGATAATAATACATTCGATAAGTTTTTAGATTTTGTAGAAGGTTGAGTAACTGTTTTTGGTTTTTTAGTAGTTGTCTTTTTTTTAGTTGTTTTCTGTTTTGGTGGTTTTTTATTTATTGCCGGTTTAAGGTTAGGAACTTTTTTACTAAAATTCGGTGGAATTCCTGTTCTTTGAGCTACTACTCCTCTTGTTCCATTTACTGGTTTACGAATGTTTGGGTAAATTGTATTAATTGCATTTTTTGTTCTTACCCGTTTTGTAACTGATTTTTGATTATTATTGTTAAGAGGTCTTTTACTCGTCCCGGGTCTTGCAACTGATTTCTGATTATTAATTTTATTATTTTTAGTATTTGTTTTTGGTCTATATATAAACCTGTTTTTATTAAGGTTATACCCAACATTATTATTATTTCTTCTTTTTATGGTTTCGTTATTATTTGATGAATTATTATTGTTATTATTAGACACGTAAACTGTA